TTAATCAAATATGTTCATAGCTTGATGTTTTTTATCAGTATATAAATGAGAGTACGTTTGAATTGTTTCTGTAATGTTAGAGTGCCTCATTAATTCCATTAATAAATACATATCTACACCATTATTAATTAAATAGCTTGCGTACGAGTGTCTTAAATGGTGTATTTTTAGATTCGGGAATACAGATTTAAAATGATACGAATAGGTAACGTATCTAATAGGTTCTAACCCCCCGAATATAAAATAGTTTTCGTCAAAATATTTATATCTTTTAGAAGATTCATTATACATGTTTTTAAGCATCTCTCTAATTAATTTTGGTACAGGTATTATCCCTTTAGAACTTTCTTTTTTTAGATTATATTCAATTTCTCTATTACTTAAATTGATTTTCTTATTTACGTCAATTTCGCCTTTTATTTTATCGTAATCTTTCCACTGCAAAGCTAAAGCTTCGCCTATTCTAAGACCAGAATAAAATAACAGTTTAGTTAGCTGACGAGAAGTATCGTTTGTGATTTGTTCTACTTTTTCATCAAATTCTTCACGAGTGATAAATTTAGCTTGTGGTTTTGTTCTGGGAATAGGAGTTACCGATAATGTGGGGTCGTATAAGAGCTTGTAATGCTTTTTGGCGTAATTGATAACTGCTTTAAAACCTGCCCACACAGATCGTGCATAGCCAACAGAAAGACCTGCATCGTTTAACAAATAATTCCTGAAAGCAGTACATTGCGTAGTAGTGATTTTGCCAATAGGGATATTTCCGAACCTTTCTTTTATGTGAGTATTATATTCTGTAGTTCGCTTTTCTATTGAGCGTGCAGAAAGATTTTCATTTTTTAAACGATTAAAAAATATATATTCAAAGGGTTGATTGTCCGAGTATCCATATTTAACATTTTGTATAAATTCGCTTTCAGCTAGTTTGGCATCTTTCTTACGTTCAAACCCACGCTTCATTTTTCGTTTGTTATTACCGTATACATCTTTATATCTAATGGAAAAATACCATTTACCTGTATTATCATCCTTATATACTGGCATTTTGCTTTTCCCTCCTCAAAATTGGCAAAAAATAATAAGGGTAGGCGGGCTACCCGTGATTTTAGTACTAGCTACTAAATGTGATATAATAAAATAAAAAGTAGGTGATGAAATGTGTGTAAAATTTACTGACGCAGAAATAGCTTATATAAAAGAATCAGTTGAAAATTATAGTAGTGAATTTGATATTTATGACGATGAACAAGAACTTAAATTAAAAATTTATGAACAAATTATGTTAAAAATCAAATCTGAATACAAGGATACCTATTTATTCCGTCTTATTAATTGATTTGGTATATTCTCTTAATATTTTTTCGTTTTCATCAACAATGTCTTTTAGTGTGTTTAAAAGAAAGTCACAATCACCTTTGGCTACTGCACCAGCTTGTGAATGGTTGATTATGTTTCTCATACTATACGCAATTTCTACCCGTTTTTTGGTTCTATAATTTACTTTACCTTCTTTAGTTAATTCTCCTAATAATTTTGTGTACATAGTTGAATCGGTGTCTTTATGTTTGATTTTATTAACTTTTTTTAATTTGATTAAAAACGTCTCTATAGCAACAGCAAAGGTTGCTGCAGCTGGCAAATACAACTCCCTTTTATAAGCTTGTAATCCTTGTTCTATTTGATAAGAAAAAGTTATATCATCAACAATCTTTTTCATGCTATTTAAATCTAAGTGGTTGAACGGTTGTATTTCATCATGTGCTTTGTTTATCAATTTCTCTTTCGACTTCGATATCAATGTATTGTAATGATCGTTAGCTAATCGTTTGCCATAATTAAAAAATAAATCTAAATTGTTTTGTATTATTACAGTCCCGATATATTTTCCGTAGTAAATAGACGTGTAATAAATGTAGTTATTAAAATCTAATAATCCGGATTGTTCTTCTACATACTTTTTAGAATCATATATGTATGAAGTAAAGTGTTTAGACAAATGTTTGATATCAGTATTACGAAAATTATATATTTCTTTTAATTTACTGTCATTTGAGATAACAACGATGCAAGGTTCTTCAAAAAAAGATTGATTTAGATAAAATATCGAAATCTTGTAATCGTCTTTTCTCATGAATGGGAAGGCTTCCGGATTACTACTAAACTGATAAATGTATCTGTTTTCAACTACATATTTGTAACCTTCTAAAAAATTACGCAAGTATTCTTTTAAAGTTTTATTCTCTTCCATACCTCATCCTCCTCACGCCACACAAGCGCTATTAATCAATATCCAATAATTGTTGTTTTTTCTTATCGAACTCTTCCTGAGAAATTACTCCGACATCTAATAATTCTTTATATTTTATTAATTCATCAGCAACAGAAAAACTCATTTTTTCAGAATTGGATGGTTTCATAGAACTTTCTCGAATAGAGATTTGTTCTTGTATTGTTTCCGCCATTCTAGATACAGTGTTTTTTGATATGCTTCCTATAGCGATACTTGATGAACCGTGATGTATAATTATTTCGCCAAAAAGAAGTCCTTTTTTATACGAAACAGAATTGATTTTCTCGAATGGAAATTCATGAAATTTCAAACCATATATCATACCTTTATCTAAGAATAACAATCTTAGATCAGTACATACTATTAAGTAGGTATTATTATTGTACAATCCCGAAGTTACATACATTATGTTTTCATTATCTTTTAAAATCATAGGTAGTTCTTTCACTTCTTTTTTTGTACCAAACAAATCCTCTACACCTATTTCGCTAAATCTTTGGTAGATTTTAGATAAGTTTTCGTCAGATTTATTGATTTCACTTTCAAATTTCACTTCTTTTCTAGGTTTACTTTGGTATTCTTTTAAAATTTCTCTTTTGTCTTCAACAGATAGTTGCTTGTATTGTTTCTTTTCTTCTTTTGTTTTAGTTGCTAAATATTGACTCTCAATCATACTTTCTTTGAACGTTAATCTGCTCTTAGGTAATTCTTTCATGTTCATTTCTCCTTTATTTTTTGATTGTTAAATCGTTAGATCATAAGCATATTTAAATTCATTTATAAAATCAGATTTGCTTTCCATTTTCTCTTCTAAAAAACTTAAGTAGTTTTCTGCGTGGTAATTTTCGTTATTTGACATATAGTCGTTTAACCCATTGTGTATATGTCTTCTGATTACTTTTACCGCTATATGGATCGCTTGAAAACTCATTTGATACTTGTACGAAATTTGCTCAATATTAAAGTTGTTTATATATTTGTATCTTATATGTAAAGGAAACAATAAACATGAAGCAAATGAGTTTGCTTCATATTCTTCAGCAATCCTTCTATAATAATCTTTATATGTGAATGTTTTATTTAAATTAACTCCAGTATGTCCCATTATAAAATGACCATATTCATGAGCTAAAGTAAATCTTAGACGATTCATAGGCAGTAAATCGTTATAAACTATAATCGCTTTGTCTCCTTTTCTAATATGAAACGCTTCTTCTGAACCGAAAATAGAAGGTATTTTAAAATATAAAGTGCCAGTATTCTGAGAAAATTCAGAGAAAGTCACTAATTTAATACGTTTATCTTTTGAGATAATTTCAAATATATCTAAAGGAAAAGATAAGTTATATAGACCATTTGTGATCTCGTAAACTGCTTTCGCAGATTTAAAAAAAGATTTTTCATAATTTAATTTCAATTAAAAAGCCCCTTTGTTACTTAGTTAAATCATCCCAATCATCAAACATTGCTTCTAATATAGTCAAAGCTTTTTGCCTTTGTGCCTCCGTCATATTTTCTGTAGCTCGATGCATAATAAGAATATCTTCACTTTTATCTTCTCCGGAGTACTCATCTTTTTCTCTACCTAATAAGTAATCAACTGATACATCGAAGTGATCGGCAATTTTTTGCACCTTATCAATGCCTGGTTTGGTTTTCTCCCATCTTCTGATTTGTCCGTTTGAAAATCCTAAAGTTCTCTCTAATTCAGCAAAAGTCATACCTTTTGAATTGCACAAATTACGGATTCTTTGTACTAGATTCATAAATTTCTCCTATCACAGATTAACTTTTTCGCTATTTTTGTTGACAATTAGCATAAAAGTTAATATACTGTATTTAAGCTTTAAATTTAGCTTACTAAACACATAACAATTATTCGTTGGGGAACGAGTATTCAATACCTTTATGACAGGCATTACGAATTGTTATAGGTTTATTAAACTATGCTTAAATATTAGCATAAAAGTTATTGGTGTTCAACAGATAATTTATTTGCTTAGAAAAAATGTTATAGGAGGTGCTAATATGTCGACAACAGATTTCGGCTTGAAAGTGAGAACGGAATTATTAAAACGCAACATGACAAACAAGCAACTTGCGGAAATGCTAGAAATTTCAAGTGCTTACTTATCGGATATTTTACGTGGACGTAGAGATGCTTTTGAACAAAAGAAACGTATTGCGAAAATTTTAGAAATTAAAGAAGAGGTGAAGAGTTAATGAATGAAATTAAAACTTTCAGTAACGACATGTTTTCAATCTTAATCAAACAAGATAATGAAAATAATTTATTCGATTTAGAAACTGTCGCAAAAAGTTTGGGGTTCACTCAGTTTAAAAACGGCAAACAATATATTCGTTGGGAAACTATCAATAAATATTTAGGTAAATATCTTTCCCAAGAAGTTGGGAAAGGCGATTTCATACCAGAACCAATGGTATATAAGTTGGCTTTCAAAGCAGGTAATGCTGTAGCAGAAAAATTTCAAGATTGGTTGGCGATGGAAGTCCTACCAGCTATTCGCAAACACGGTATCTACGCAACAGACAATGTAATTGAACAAACATTAAAAGATCCAGACTACATCATTACAGTGTTGACTGAGTATAAGAAAGAAAAAGAGCAAAACTTACTTTTACAACAAGAAATCGGAGAACTAAAACCCAAAGCAGACTATGTAGATGAAATCTTAAAGTCAACTGGCACATTAGCCACAACTCAAATCGCGGCAGACTACGGTATATCAGCACAAAAGTTAAACAAACTACTACACGAAGCTAGACTACAACGAAAAGTAAATAAACAGTGGGTGCTTTACTCAGAACACATGGGCAAGAGTTACACAGATTCAGACACTATAACAATTGTGCGTTCTGATGGCAGAGAAGACACAGTTTTACAAACTAGATGGACACAAAAAGGCAGATTGAAAATACATGAAATCATGACTGAATTCGGTTATGAAGCTAATTTAGGGGGAGCGTAAATGACACCAGAACAAAAAGAAAAGCTAAACAATATAGTATTAACACTTTATGCAGTTAAAGAAAACAAAAGTCAAACATACACACACAAAGATACTCTTACTGTGACATATGCAGGCGAGATTGAGCACACTTACGAAGTCGACAGAGAGAAACACCTTGAATCAATGATTGAGTGGGCAATTGACCAAATCGAACAGCACTTTGATTTAGACGAAGAAGAATAACACACAATTGAACAAACAACTTAATAGGAGGAATTATCAATGAACACACTATATAAAACAACCCTCCTCATCACAATGGCAGTTGTGACGTGGAAGGTTTGGAAGATTGAACGAAATACGAGAAAGCCTGTAATCAATCGGAATGATTTTAGTAAAGAGTCTACAGCAGAAACGATTGAGCGACACAGTGATCCTGATTCAGGAATAAAACTACTTAAGGCATTTTCCGACTTCACTAAACAAGCTGAAAAGCAAAAACCTACACTAGGAGAAGTTTATAGACGGAACAAACCTGAATTACCAACCGTTACTTTAGACGAAAACGGACTGTTTATAAATGATTTTAGGGTGCCTTATGTACTTGAGGAAGGGGTTAACGTAAAGAAATCTATGAACAACCTATATAAGGTCAGTTTGGACTTTTTCGCTAAAAGTATTATTGCAGATAATTACGAAGCAGATAACCCAGAGAATCAACAGTTATTTTAAAGGAGGAAAAGATATGATGAAAAATAGTTTGCAAGCTAAAGAACTTGCGGTAATTTTATCTGTTTCTAAATCCAAAGCAGGACAAATAATAAGAGAACTGAATAAAGAGCTTGAAGATGAAGGATACATTGCGATACGAGGCAGAATACCAGTCCAATTAGCTAGGAAAAAATTCCCTTATCACGACTTATCAGACCAGAGAATAATGGAGGAGTTGAAAAAAGAAAATGAGTAACATTTATAAAAGCTACCTATTAGCAGTACTGTGCTTCACAGTCTTAGCGATTGTACTCATGCCGTTTCTATACTTCACCACAGCGTGGTCAATTGCAGGATTCGCAAGCATAGCGACATTCATATTTTATAAGGAATACTTTTATGAAGAATAAAAAAATTGCTACTTGCGCCAACAAGTAACAGTATCAAGTACTTAAGAAAAATTTCAAGTTAAATATAAAACGAAACAAGGAGGAAGTCAACTATGACTAAAAATTATAAAGACATGACTCAGGACGAAATAAAAGACTTATTATCTGAAAAAAGCGGAGAATTGTATGAATTAGCGAAAGAAATTAAGGGAGAAAGTAAATTTGATATTTTGCTTTTCTCATCAATAGGAGTTATCGACGGAGATTATTTA